CCTTGAACCACTTCGCGCCCATGTCCATCGCGCCAACCTCGGCGATCATGTCCGCGATCTTGCCGAAGTAAACCTTGGTGGGCTGGGTGGTCATCTCGTCTCTCCCTCTGATAACTCCAACATAACGCCACGCGTGGCAGATAGCAAGAGGAAAAGCGCATCGTGGCCGAAAAAAATGCACACGCGCGGCAATTGCCAATGAATGACAAGCCGATCGGCCCGACGCGCGAGACCATGCGTCACGGGGACTACGTACGCCCCGAGGGCAAGGGCGCCCTGGCGGTCTACACGAACAAGGGCAACACGCTCCTCATGCGCCTCCGGGCATACGACACCATCAGCGCCCGGCAGTTCCAGGCGGGCCTAGCATTCGAAGCAACGCACTACGTCGTTTGGGGATCTCCTACCCCGTCCAGAGACAGAACCATCCCGCCCATAGGCGGCAAGAGCCACGAGACAGATACACAAGCCGAGCGGTGGGCACACGCGCGCGCTCGGCTGCATACCATCCTAAATCGGGATGCGGTCGGCCCTGCGGTATACGCCGTGCTTCGGCAGGTGTGCATCTGGGGCGAGGGCTTCGGCGGTCGAGACCGCGGCTCACTGCGCAAGCGGTATGACGCTCTGCGCAAAGGGCTGGACGAATGTGCGGCCGTATACGGCATATCGCACGACGGGGATTGACGAAATGCCACTTGCCCCGTACCATTCGGGCACGCTGGATTTTCGCGCCTGAGGGGCAACTCTCGGGCGCTTTTCGTTTGGAGGGCCTGATGCCCAAGACCAAGCTGGCCGAACCGTCAGACGAGCCGACCGTTGATGCCGTGATTGCCTACCTGACCGATTACCATGTCATCTCCGCCCTTCGCTTTGGCGACCACGACGCGGTGCGCAATGCGGTCCGTGGTATCGTGGCCCTGGTGGTGAACCCCGATCACATCCCCGGCCATCAGCCCGGCCTGCCGCCTGTATGACCCTCGATGCCATCTGGGCTCGCATCCACGCGCAGCGCCGGCACATCGTGCAGCGCGCCGAAGCCCAAGGCATCGCACCATCCGACGCGCCCGCAAGGTTCCCCGAGATGTATCGGGTTCATCGCGATCTAGTCGACGCCACATGGGCTCTGACACTCGGCCACAAAGCCGCAACCCACAACGCCCGCTTCTGCACATGGAAGGAAACACCGTGAGCGTCGAACGCGCCTTGGTGATCGTTATCCTCGTCGTGCTCGCCGTGGTGCTGATTACCCGATACCTGTGATGGCTGAACGGGGACGACCGCGCGGTTTCGTCATGTCTGACGAGCACAGGACTAAAATCGCAAACTCTCAAATTCTCAACCGTTTGATTGGTCACGTGGAGGGAACAATCGATATGTCGAGCACACAGGTTACAGCAGCCCTTGGATTGCTCAAGAAGGTGATGCCCGATCTTCAGGCGACGACCATCTCCGGCGACCCTGAGAACCCGCTAGGCGTCTCCCTGATCGAGCGTGTAGTCATTGACAATCCAAAAGCTCCGGATTGAGACAGCGCGGGTCTTTCTCCCGCTCCTTTCACCATCCCGCTACAAGGTTGTCCACGGCGGCCGCGGTTCGGGCAAGAGCCATTTCTTCGCGGAGCTGCTGGTCGAGGATGCGCTACGCAATCCGGGCCTTCGCGCCGTTTGCATTCGTGAGGTGCAGAAGAGCCTCGAGCAGTCGGTCAAGCGGCTGATTGAGGACAAGATAGGCGCGCTCGGGCTGGGCGGCTTGTTCGATGTCAAAGAGGCGGAGATACGCACGCCGGGCGGCGGGCTGATCATCTTCCAGGGCATGCAGAACCACACGTCGGAGAGCATCAAGTCCCTCGAGGGATATAGCCGCGCGTGGGTCGAGGAAGCGCAGTCGCTATCTCAGCGCAGCCTTGATCTGCTCCGCCCGACGATCCGCGAGACGGGCTCCGAGTTGTGGTTCAGCTACAACCCGAAGATGGATACCGATCCCGTCGACGTGCTGTTCCGCGGCGGGGAGCCTCCGACAGGCTCAATCGTGGTCGAGGCCAATTGGGACGCCAACCCGTGGTTCCCGACCGAGCTCCGAGCGGAGAAGGACTTCGACTATCGGCGCGACCGGGACAAGGCCGAGCACGTCTGGGGCGGCCATTATGAGATGGCGTCCGAGGCGCGTATCTTCCGCAACTACCGCGTTGCCGATCTGGGCGAGCCGCAAGGGGTCGTCTGGTTCTACGGCATAGACTGGGGCTTCAGCGTCGATCCCCTCGCCGGGGTGCGCTTTTGCTTCCCGGACGAGCGTACGCTCTACATCACGCATGAGGTTTACGAGGTTGGTGTACCTACCGAGCGCGTTCCTGGTGTGTTGTTGGCTGGCCTACCAGACCTCGCTCGTTGGCCGAGCACGGCTGACAGCGCCCGTCCGGATACGATTGACTATGTGCGGCGTCACGGGGTTATACGGCTCTCTCCTGCTATCAAGGGCGTGGGCTCCGTAGAGGACGGGATCACGTTCCTTCAGAGCTTCGACATCGTGATCAACCCTCGCTGCGTGCACATGCTCAACGAGGCGAACCGCTACAGCTACAAGCGCGACAAGCAGACCGAGCAAATCCTGCCCGTCCCCGAGGACGCGTGGAACCACCTGTGGGATAGCGTTCGATACGGCGGCGAGCGGGCGCACCGAAAGGGCAAGCTGGTGCCGGGCATCGTGAACAAGCCGAAGTGGCCGGGCGATTATGGGCTTACCGAACCTGAAGACGATGGCGGATGGAAGACGGCGTGAGCCGCAGCCGGATACGTTGGCTGCGCCTTAGCTCGTCTCGCAGTTCGTCCATGATGGGCGCGATCACGCCGTAAACGGCGCCGCACCCTTCCTCGTCAATCTGACTGCGCATTCGGTCGTGATACTCGGACGCGGTCTCTCGAATATCCAAAAGGAAACTCCTGCTGATGCTGGACGCGACGAAAGATACCACGTCCGCCCCGGCAAAGGGAGGGCTCGATCACAGCGACCTGAAGCGGATGGTAGAGACCGCGAGCGACGAGACCGACACGGCGCGCGCACGCTCGGAGCAATGCCGGGACTATTACGACAGCAAGCAGTGGACGACCGAGGAGCTTGCGGTCTTCAAGAAGCGCAAGCAGCCGGCGCTGGTCATCAACCGGATCAAGCGCAAGGTCGATAGCATCGTCGGCATTGAGCAGAAGGGCCGCGTCGACCCGCGGGCTCTGCCGCGCAACCCGGACGACGAGCAGGCGGCCGACGTTGCCACCAAGGCGTTGGTGTTCGTTGAGGACATCACCAGCTTCGACAAGATACGCTCGGCGTTCTGCTACAACCTCGCGATTGAGGGCTATGGCGGCGTAGAGGTGTGCGTCAAGGAGAAGGCGACCGGGATTGATCCGGACCTTATCCGCCTGCGGTGGGAGGAGATATTCTTCGACCCGTTCAGCCGCGATCTGGACTTCGGGGACGCCGAGTATGTCGGGGTGCAGAAGTGGATGAGCCTGGACAAGGCTATCTCGTTCTGTGGCGGCTACGATCACGGGCTGGGCGCCGACGAGTTGAGCGATATGCTCATGCGCTCGATGGAGAACAACTCCGGGAGCACGTACGACGACCGGCCGGCGTCGGCTACGGTCAACTGGGGCGACAAGAAGAAGAAGCGCGTCAAGCTCGCGTACATGTACTACCGCTGCGAGGGCACGTGGTACCTGGCGCTGCTCTGCGGCGGGGGCGTGATCTACAACGAGGTGTCGCCTTACCTCGATTATACGGACGATCCCGAGGGCGTGCCGGACTGCGCGATCATTCTGCAGTCGTGCTACATCGACCGGGATAACGCGCGGTATGGCGTGGTGCTGGACTGGATCAGCGCGCAGGACGAGGTGAACAAGCGGCGCTCCAAGGCGCTGCATATGCTGAACAGCCGGCAGACCATGGGCCAGCAGGGCGCGCTGGCGGGAATGCGCAAGGCCGATGGGTCGGTGTCTGACAACCCCATTCGGGACATGAAGCGGGAGCTTGCGCTGCCTGACGGGCACGTTGAGTACAACCAGGACCCGGCGGTTGCGGTGCCGTCGTTCCAGATCATTCCCAACCAGGATCAGCTTCAGGGCCAGCTCGAGCTCTTGCAGGAGAGCAAGGGCGAGATCGACATGCTCGGGCCGAACGCCTCGCTGCTCGGGCAGTTGGAAGGCGACCAGAGCGGCCGGGCGATCATCGCGCAGCAGCAGGCCGGCATGGCCGAGCTGGCGCCGTTCTATGACAACCTGAAGGACTGGACGCTCCGGGTCTACCGGGCGATGTGGAACCGCATTCGGCAGTTCTGGAAAGAACCGCGGTGGATACGGGTCACGGACGAGACCGAGGGGTTGCAGTTCCTTGGGATTAACCAACCGCAGGTGGACCCGACGACGGGCCAGCCGGCGGTCGGGCCTGACGGCAAGCCGGTGGTAGAGAACGAGGTGTCGGCGCTCGACATCGACATCATCATAGACATGACGCCGGAATACGCCTCGCTCCAGCAGGAGGAGTTTCAAAGCCTCGTGGAGTTGGCGAAATCTGGGATGGTGCAGTTCCCGCCCGACGTGCTGATCGAGGCGTCTTCGCTGCGAAACAAGCGCAAGATCATCGAGAAGATGAACTCGCCCGAGGAAGCGCAGATGAAGCAGCAGGCAACGCAGCTGCAGTTTCAGGAGAAACAGGCGCAGGTTGCCAAGCTCACCGCGGAGGCGCAGGCCAAGGGCGCCGAGGGGCAGATCAAACAGCAGCAGCTTCAGCTTGAAGCCCGCAAGATGGAGCTCGACCAGCAGCGGATGCAGATGGAAGCCCGCAAGGGTGAGATCGACGCTGCGAATGCGGAGCGCGAGGGCGCGAGCAAGGCTGCAGAAATGCAGTTCAAGGCGCGCGAGTTGGAGATGAAGGCGCAAGAGGCTGCGCTTCAACCCCCGCTCACCGCGGCCGAGATTGAGTTGAAGAACGCGCAGGCGGAGAAGACCCGAGCCGAGATTGGCAAGGTGCATGCGGACATAGCGCTAGGCGCTCGCCAGCAGGCGGCTAACGAGCAGGGCATGGCGGCGGACCGCGAGATGAAGACGGCCGAACTAAGCCTGAAGGCCAAGGAAGGCAACGATAAGGTCGGCATGGCGAAGGACCAGCTTAAGGCCGACGCCAAGGCCGAGGAGCCGAAGAAGCCGCGGAAATCGCGCTTCAAGGTTGTGCGCAACAAGGACGGGCTGATTGAGGCCCTTGATCGAGAGGACGTCGACTAATGGTCGCTGCAGTCAAATACGAGCCTTACATTCAGGGGCAGGTTAGCGCCCTGTTCAACCTGTTCGGGACGACCGATACCGTCAAGGGCGCGATCCACTCGGATGCTCCGGTGGCGGCGACCGACGACGAGCTTGCCGACCTGACGCAGACCACGGGCACCGGCTACACGGCGGGCGGTGGTGACGTTCAGAATGACGCCACGCGCACCGGCGGCACGGTGACGATGACCGGCGTCGACTTCGTGTGGACGGGCGGAGCGGGCGGGTTCACCGCGGCGCGTTATGTGTCGCTGCACGACGACACCAGCACCACGGATCGCCTGATCCAGTCGTATGACTACGGGGCCAACTTCACGGTGGCTGTCGGCGAGACGTTCACGCTGGATTTCGGCGCATCTATCGCGACCTGGGCGTAAGCGATGAAGTCCGCGGAACTTCGCGACGCCACGGACGCCCGCGTGAAGGAAGCGTTTGCCAAGTGGCGCACGTTTGCCGACATGCCGCAGGCCGGAAAGAAGACGGTGTTTGACATCCGCGTGGGGTTCAAGGCGGACCTGTCGACGTCGGTCAACTACATCGAGGCCCTGTATTCGATGTGCGCTGTCTCCACGCCGGTCGGTCGGCTGGGCAATGACATGGTGGGGCTGACTGACGAAGCCGCTGCTCATGTCGGGCAGGGCGTCGACGACAAGGGCGTGCGCCTTGAGCTCTGATGTCATGGAGCGGGTCGCATGTCCGGTCGTTCCTATCGAGAACCCGGCACCGAACGTTTTCAAGGCTGGCCATGCGCTGCTGCCGCTGGGCTGGATCGAACAGCAAGAGCAGACGCAGAACATACCGTCATGCTGCCGGCATCCTGAGAACCACTCGATCGGGGCGTTCTACTCGAGCGCGCGCGACGAGGAGCTGGGCATCCCGGACATCTACATCCTGTTTTGCCCATGCGGGAAGCAGCACGCCAAGTGGTGCCTGTCTCGGCCCGATACGGCGGGGGTGATGGTATGGGC